GACGCACCACCACCACCGCCAGCATAGGTTACCGCAGTAATGCTACTTGCTGTACCAGCACCACCAGCACCGCCAACATCCACAGCGGGAGTTGTTGCACCAGCGGCAGATGCACCGCCACCGCCGCCACCACCATTATGTCCGCCAACAGGTGTTCCACCACTGTTGCCTTGGCTTGGAGATGCTGAGGGTGTGTTTCCAGCGCCACCAGCGCCCCCATTGTGACCGCCACCACCGCCAGAGCCACCTGTTTTTCCAGCACGATTAAGACCGCCAGCGCCACCGCCACCACCACCAGTAGAAGTAATGGTAGAAAAAACTGAATCTACACCATTTGTACCATCGCCTGTTGCGCCAGATTGCCCAGTTGTACCCGCAGCACCACCACCACCGACAGTAATTGTGTAAGTTGTTCCTGTGGTTGCAGAAAAACCTGTGGCTGTTCTAAACCCACCACCCGCACCGCCACCGCCACCGCCGCCACCAGCCGCACCCCCTCCACCACCACCGGCTACCACAAGATATTCAATGTTGTATGGAATTGTGGTTATAGCCTGCCATCCAGTACTTGTATAGGCTTCATAGCTACTTAAAGTTGTGTTGTACCGCATCATCCCAACAGTGGGACTTCCCGGTCTTTGTGCTGTTGTGCCAGTAGGCAAATCAAAATATCCAGTTGATGTATTGTCTTGATCGCTAACCATAGCCGGTGGAACAAGCAATGAAGAAGACAATGAATTCGTATCTACAGTCCCTTGACTTGGTGCAATCACCTGCGTGATCGGGCTTGTGTAATACACATAGATGTTGTTCGTTCCACTGGACGGGGCAGAGGTGAACGTGATGGTGTTGCCACTGACCGTGAAGGCATCCGATGGGTTCTGCGCTACGTTGTTGACAACCGCCTGTACCTGAGCAACAGACGCAACAGGTCTGGACAACGTGAACGCTGTCGTTGATGCGTTACCACTGAAGAAATCTACAGCCGGTGTAAACGCCTGAGTGGTGTTGGTGTTGCCTATGAATGCCATGTTATGCCGCCAGCAATACTGAAACAAACACGTCAGCCGATGTCGCTGCACTGGACACAACCTTGAGTGCATCGGATGCAATCAACACCACACGGTTGCCTTGAATCACTTCCAGCGAACCACCCACAGGTACAGTGGCTGTCTTGACCAAGTAGATGTCTGTGGCTGAACGGGTGACGTAAACATCACAGGTGATCGGGGATGTTGTTGTGTTCGCTACCACCAAGCTGGCAATTGCCGCAGTTGTGGCTCCCGCCACCGTGGTCAACGTGGACGCAGATGTGCCAACATTCTTGGCGACGTAGGAGGTATTTGTATATGTTGCCATGTCAGCCCATCATAAAAGAGAGAAAGTACGCTTGGTCAAGAATGTTTTGCGTAGGTGTGTCGTTGGTTACCGAATACTCAGCGGGGTAAGACACAAAAACATCTTTTGTGCCAGCACTAAAATTAAGTGCCGATGGCTGTGTACCAGAGCTATTAGATAAAACAGTTGTTCTGGCAAGCGTTGTACCAGACGATGTGTATGTACCGATCCCAACTTCCCACTCGTTTCCGGTTTGTCCTGCAATGGTGTAATACGTGGTGTTTGCGTTGCCAATGACGGCAAAGGACTGATACCCAGTTGATGCCCCGAGCAGAGTCACTGTCCCCGTACCCGCCGTTGTGGTCGTCTCTTTAACTCGGTCTGCAAGTACAAAAGCCATGTGCGTCCTTAATCCGTCTCAACCAACGTCCAGTCAGGGGTTTCTGAGTTGTCTACCAACGCCCAGCCAGCGGTTTGAGAATTGTTCACATTTTGCCAGTTTGCGATCTGGCTGTCATCTACCAATTTCCAGTAGATTGCAATCACATCCCCTTCTGCGCCTGTGGCCTGAACCCCAGTTAAAGCAAACGATTTGTTTAAACCAACCGTACCAACCAGCCCAGCAGCACCACTGCCTGTTATAGGGCTACCTTGAGAAAAGACAACAGTGTTAACTGCACCCGAAGCCACAACGCCGGTCAATGCTATAGAAATAGCGGGGCTTACTGTTCCAACTGAACCTATAGCTTCGTCGCCAAATGTTGCGTCAGACTCGTTGTATATGACCGTACCAGCAAGACCAGAAGCCCCAACTCCTGTTAACGCAACTTCTTGGCTTTGTGTAACAGTCCCGACCGCTCCTGCGGCTGACACCCCTGTTATGGCAAATATCTTTTCTGGGGTCAGCGTACCCGCAAACCCACTGGCGTGAACTCCGGCTATTAACGGGAAATTTGTCTCATCTACAGCACCAACATCTGCGTTGGACAAAACACCAGTCAAAGCAACAGATATGCTTTGTACAACCGTCCCAGCACTGCCCGATGCTTCTACGCCTGTTACTGCTTGAGAATTTACGGCGACAACCGTACCTACACTGCCTGTCGCCAATACACCTGACAGAGCAAATTCTTTACCCGCTACAACTGTTCCAACATCCCCAGTCGCGGCTACGCCCGTCAGGGCAACGACGACTACATTTTCGCCAAGAGCGGCATAAGGTGACTGGGCGTATGCGGATATACCAAACATGGTCTACGGCCTGCGCCGCCTCCGCTTAGGTTGTGGCTAAACGCAACAAAGCCGTTGAAGTTGTGTCTGCTGGCATGGTCAAGGTAAAAGTTCCGGCACTGATAGTTTGTGAACCAAACGTATGGACAGAAACCGCCTTGTTACTCTGAGAAGAGTTGTAAATCAACACCGCATCAAACGCTGTGGTCAAAGTCACAGAGGTGTAGACCAAACTAGCAGAAGGCGTAAAAAACGCCACGCCCGCCGTAGCAGATGCGTTTGTTGCCGTAGGAGGGTTTGCTATTGTTACCGTTATGCCACCTGCGGTGTACCCAGCACCAGAGACTTCTCCGGTTGTAGTGTATGCAGTGGTCGATGCGTTAATGGTAGCTGATGCCAAAAACAAAGCTGCTTTAAACGTATCAGCGGCAGATGTGCCACGGGTTGGCGCAGTGCCGAAGTTGTGAGTTGCTGTCATCAACTCGCCCATGAACGAGGTACACATTGATTGGGTATTTGCCACTTGGATTCTCCTTAAAACGAAGCTGCTCTGCCGCCAGCAAATGTTGGGGGCTTTTTCAAAGTTACATGCGCGGAACGGTGGACAAGCTCTCCGTCCAACCAGTACTCAACCCATGTGGTGAGTTCGTTGTCATTATCGACTGTACCTTCCCGCTTTACAAGCAGAGAATCGTCCATTTCGCCTTTGGTTGTGGTTACTAGCATTACACGATCCTTATGAGTGCTGACGTGCTGGTGTTTGCAGGCATCGTCACGGTGAATGAGGTGGTTGATGTTTTGTTGTTGCCAAAGTCAAGGACGCAAACAGCGCCATTGTCTCCGGCTTTGTAGATCAACGCGCCACGGGCTGTGATCGCGCCTGTCCATGACGGAGAAGAAAAAGTCACGTATGTCACGCTACCGGACGCTGTTGTTTGAGAAGACACTGTAGTGGTGACGATCTCTCCGCCTGCCACGTAGTTACCGCCTGATGCCTCACCAGTGGTTGTGTAGGCTGTGGTTGTCTCGTCCAATGTTGCATCGTTGGTGTACAGAGCCAGTCGGAACGTATCCGAGGTCAAGTTAATTGACCCGTTTGCCAGCCCTGCCCGCAGCGTATTGCAAGAGAAGTTGCCTTGAAAAGCCATCAGGTCACCGCCTGTCTAAACTGTCCTGACCTGTAAGCGTCTTGACGCTCCATGCCATCGCCCAGACGTTTCGCCAACGCAAGTGCTTCTTTGAACTTGGTGTCGTACAACGTGATGATGTCTTGCTCACCTTTCATAAAAGTGTAAGCCTCTACCAATGAGCCGTACAGCAAAACGGAATCAAAGTTGTCCCCCAACCATGTTGTGGTCGCGGTGGTGATGGATTCTGGGTAGTAATAGTAGTGAAGCTCAACGTAATACGCCGCATCAGGCGTTGGGCCAAGGATAATTGACAATTCGTTGGTGATCGCAGAACTGACAATCGTCGGGCCAAACAACGCGTAGTATTTTGGAACACCTTTGTCGTTTGGCGCAGGGTACGCCTGACGGATGAAATTCACATCCTTGTTGAGTAAATACTCAAACGTGCCAGTGTCCAAATCACCACCAACAACACCTGTCACCAATGCCAACGAATACACAGACAAAAAGTCATTTGGCAAAGACACGTACTTATTGCTTGACGTGATCGCTGTGTACTGATTCTTGCGAAGCGACGGGAACTGAACCGAGTTGTAAATGCGCTGCTCAGCCTGCTGAATGAACCGATTGATCTGAGCGGTTGAATTCTCAGTCGATCCATCAGCAAGGTATACAGGGGGAAACTGATTCTCCGTGTATGACTGAATTGCAGTTACAAGCTGGCTGTAGTTCACGCCATTGGCCCCCGCGCCATCACGCCTTTAGTAGCCGCGCCAGTGCCACGGATTTTGATACCAGTGGTTTTGGTAGGCTTGTAGTCATTGCTGTGAGCATTTGCCTCAGAGACGTTTAGGTCTTTCATGTATTTTTTATTGTCAGCCTCGCCAACAACAACGCTTGGAACTATTTTTGGTTTTTTGTAATCAACCATCTTAGCCTCCGCGACCAGAAGAACGTTGGTTCATGACCTTCGCCATGTTGCGACCATACTTGAGCATGTCGCTGTTGGTCTTGCCGCCAGCGCGAAGTTTGGTCATGGGCTTGCCCGGATGCAGCTTCTTTTCGTGCTTATGCACTGCGCCAGCAATCATCTTTTTGTCCTGTTTTAAATCTTTCTTGTCCATCATCGACTCCTTATGTCGTTGTAACCGTAACTGTACCAAGTTCCACCGCTAAAACCAAATTATTTGGAGTCAAAGCAGCATCAAAAAACGCCGCCCCACCCACTGGGTTCCAGCCCCACTGAAAGATTCGACTACCACCCTCCACTGTCCCAGTACCCAATGGGCCTGTACCAGTTGGGACAATCTGCAACCCGCTTGTTCCTGACAACACATAGCTGCGGTCAGGACGAGGATTCCTTAAAGCCTGTGGGTCGTCCACCGGGAACATACCCAACTGCAACTGCGGTTGATCAGGATCCCAACAAGCCGGGCAAACCAACAGGTTGTAGTTCTTGGTCTTGATGATCTCCGTCTTCAAGATGTTGAGCTTGAACCGCTGATCGCAGCGATCACACTGCGCAATCGCGTGCTTACCACTGGCAAACCTGTTGCCCACTGTTACCTCCCAATGTAGGTTTGGCGGGGAACAAGCCTCAAGGCAGCTTTCTCATGGTCTTCGTACGCCGCAAGCTCCCAAGCCTCGTCATACTGCTGTTTCAGGAAGCCAAGACGTTCTGCGCCAGTGGGAATCTTTCCGGCGATGTAATACGACAACCCCGCTGCCATACAAGGCAGGAAGCGGAAAGGAACGTCCATGACGTTTACACCCCCACCAGCGTCTTGGGTGCGGCGTAGACGCCAATACACCAATTGGTAGGTCTGTGCGTTGTCCGGTGTGGGCCAGACGGTTACAGCGGGAACCTGCTCCCAATACACAGTTGCATTGTCCGCATGGCTTGCCGCCGTGGTGTTTTGCTGCCCACGGAAGCAGTTGTACAGGACATTCCCGTCAATATATCCATAGTTGATGATCTCATTGTCAATCTTGACAAACCCGGCGGCTGGAAGCCCCACCACGGAGTCCAACGTAATCTGGGTAACTGTGCTGTTAATCGCACCGTCTAGGGTTAACCCTGTCGTTGATGTTTGCCCGTTGTAGCGTTGAATCCAAATCTGGATTGGTCTGGCTTGCGTGATCTTGTTGGGGATCGTCGCATAAGTAGAAACGCTGATACGAGTGATGGTCAGATCAGCCTGAGTTGAGGCGATGTTTCCGCCAGTACGGATGACATGCTCCAAAAGGTCAATGGTGTCGTTGGGCAGAGGGTAGGTGTTCTGACCCTGAACCAAGTCAATTGTGCCAGTCTCAATTGTCCACAGATTGATACCACGGTTGGCCCAATCAGCAAACATGATGTTTAAACTGCGTCTGGCTGTACGTAAATCATAGCCCGTGCGAAGTTCACCACCGGCGCGTTCAAACGCTTCCTCGACCAACTCGGTGAGGTCTAGGTTAAAGCTTGATGCACCAGAGGTATTTGCCATTATCTAAACCCTGCTGTTTTCTTTGCAATGTTCTTTGGTTGTGCCACGAACTGTTTTCCTGCCTTCTTGCCCGCCCGCTTTGCACGGGTTGTAGCGGCATACTCCGCTGGGCTTAGACTTTTGATCGCAGCCTCTGGGAGATACCGCTCACCCGTTTTGGATGAGGGTTTACCCGACTTGGTTCGCCATTTCTGGTCGCCCCAAGATTTAAGGGATTGTTGTGGCGCTTTAAGAGACATTTTCTACCTCTTGTATTTTGGCAGAGATTAAATAGTCTTTTGCTTTTTGTAGCAAATGCTCACTGTCCCCCAATAACCCAAGCCCACGATTGCAATTCGGGCAAAGTAGCCCACGAACTCTTCCTGTAACATGGTCATGGTCAATACACAACCAGCTAAATTTTTCTTCTGGCTCACTGCAAATTGCGCAGCAGCCATGTTGGGCTTCATACAAAACATCGTACATTTCTTGAGTTGCCCCTCGACGTTTGAGTCGTCGATTTGCTACCACCCAATTTTTTCTACGCCAATCATTGATATGGTCTCTATTTTGTACAGCCCATTCTTGCCGTTTGGCCTGCATACACAGCTTACATTGCGACTTATGTAGATGTGACAATTTACCGCCACGGCTAAAAAACTCCGTCAAAGGTTTTTCTTGTTTACATCCAGTACAAGTTTTAATCACGATAGCCACCGCCTGCTGCTTTATATTTTTTAGCTACAAGTTGACTTTTTCTTGCCGACCACTGACCTGCGCCTGTACCGTGGGTAGCCGCTGCTTTGACCTGAGCCACAATCCGCTTACGCAAGCTAGGCTTGGTGTAGTTGCCAGCAGCGTTTACACCGCCGCCTTCTGCATACATGTCCACTGTTTGTGGCTTATCTTTGCGGCGAACGATCTTCTTCCCCGGCATCTTCTTCGGGTTGATTGCGCCCATGCCGCGAGAGGCCATCATCAGATCATCTTCCCACGGGTTTTGCCTTTGACAGCGCAGCCATCAGCACGACTGGAAGCTGAACCGCCCTTGGCGAATCCTTTACCCATCTCCGTCTTGGTGGTGGGTGCAGTCTTCGTCTTCTTGCGCGTCTCTTCGTCTTTTGCTTCTTCCATAGACTGCTTTTGGCCGGGGGTCATTGCGTCTTCTTTGCCGCGGGATTCGCGCTTTATTTCAGCGGCGGCTTCACGTCTATCTTTGTTACCAGCTTCTTGAGCTATTTCAATTTGTTTTTTCTTTATA